ACTGACAATGAAGTAAAAATAATCCGTGAACAGCTAACACAGTGGACCAGCTTAAATGAACTTAACAAACGAATGTTTAAAATCTTTCGTAACACCATTAAGTACGGAGATCAAGTATTCATTCGTGATCCTGAAACATTCAAAATGTTTTGGGTTGAAATGTCAAAAGTTGTTAAAGTCATTGTCAACGAAGCTGAAGGCAAAAAGCCCGAACAGTATATTGTTCGTGAACTGGCTCCAAACTTAGAAAATCTCAGTGCTACTAGTTTAAACACCAGCGATGTGCAGGTCAATCATCCACAGGTGGGCGGACCTTCAGGCACTTATATTCAACCACAAAATCCCTACAGCGGTGGTTCAAGATTCAGTCATGCACAAAACGAAACTGCGGTAAATGCTGAACATGTCATACACCTAAGCCTAACAGAAGGCTTAGATTTTAGCTGGCCATTTGGCAACAGTGTATTAGAAAATGTCTTTAAAGTATTCAAACAAAAAGAACTTTTAGAAGATGCTATTTTGATTTATCGCATACAGCGAGCACCAGAACGCCGTATGTTTAAAATTGATGTTGGTAATATGCCGTCACACATGGCCATGGCCTTTGTGGAGCGTGTAAAAAACGAAGTTCACCAGCGTAGAATACCTACACAAACCGGTGGCGGCCAGACCATGATGGATGCTACATACAATCCACTTAGCACAAATGAAGACTTTTTCTTCCCTCAAACAGCAGATGGTAGAGGCTCCAGCGTAGAAATTTTACAAGGTGGTCAAAACTTAGGTGAAATCACTGATTTACATTACTTTACTAATAAATTATTCCGTGGCCTGCGTATCCCTGCCAGCTATTTGCCCACAGGCTTAGACGATGGTACCAGCAACAGCAATACTTTTACTGATGGTCGTGTTGGTACAGCACTAATCCAAGAATGGCGTTTTAACCAATACTGTATTAGACTGCAAAAGCTGATAATTGAAAAACTGGATCAAGAATTCAAGTTATTCATGCGTTGGCGTGGTATTAACATTGACGGTAATTTGTTTGAATTGCAGTTAAATGAACCACAGAACTTTGCCAGCTATCGTCAAGCTGAAGTTGATGCTGCAAGAATTACTAGTTTTACACAGTTAGAACAGTATCCATATCTTGCTAAACGATTCTTATTAAGCAGATTCTTGGGATTGACTGAAGAAGAAATGAGCGACAATGAGCGCATGTGGGCTGAAGAACAAGGCGACACTGAAAAAGCTCCCAGTGAAGCTGCAGGACTACGCAGTATTGGCATTAGCCCGGGTGGCTTAGAAGGTCTGTCAGCTGACTTAGAAGCTGGTGCAGCACCAGCACCTGAGGGTGCTGCAGTGCCTGGAGGGGCTAGTCCAATTGGGGCTGCAGCGCCTGCGACAGGGTCTCCAACAACAGCACCATCAGCTGGTTTATAAAAGTTTGAGTAAATACATTATGGTCCTGAATGAATTATTAAGTCCTACTCCTGACGCTTATAAAACAGACAAAGAAGATAACACTGTTTTGAATCTACACGACACTCGTAAGCGCCATGAAATTAGATTGACTTTGGACAAGTTAAATCGACTACGCATAATGAACGATACTCGCAAAGTGGAACATGAGCGCAAATTAGAAAAAGTAGCAGATCAGTATAAAGCACCAGCCGCAGCGCCTGGTATGTAATATATCTGTAAAAATCCTTCAAAAAACACACATATTACCCTATAAATTAGCATATTATGTAAATAATATTACGCTATTACATTGGCGTGTTGCTTTATAAGGATTAAAAATGAGCAAGTACGAACAACTTATTGAATACATTATCAATGAGCAAGAAGACAAAGCTCGCGAACTTTTCCACCAAATCGTTGTAGAAAAGAGCCGCGAAATTTATGAATCTCTCATTGACGAAGAGGATTTGGCCGAAGTTGGTGGTAACGAAGTCGAGCAAATGGTCGACGAAATTACTGGTGACGAAGAAGGCATGAGCGAAGAAGAAGAAATGGATGTCGAATTAGATTCTGAAGAAGATGAAGACGGCATGGACATGGGCGATGACATGGGCGGCGAAAGTGATGGCGCAATCGAAGACCGTGTTATGGACCTAGAAGACGCTCTAGACGAACTAAAAGCTGAGTTTGATGCACTAATGGCCGATGAAGCTGGTGAAGAAGAACACAGCGACATGGGTGACGACATGGGCATGGACAGTGACATGGGTGACGACATGGGTGACGACATGATGGAAGCTGAGGAAGACGAAGAAGACGAAGAAGACATGGACGAAAGTGTTCAAGAATCTAAGTCCGGTCGTAAAATGACAGAAGCTGAGTGGATTCGCGAATATGTTGAAAAAATCAACAACGGTTATCCTGGCAACAACAGCGAAACAGCTGAAGTTGGCAAAGGTGGTTCTGTCAGTGTAAACGGCAAGAGCCCAGTAGCTGGTAAAAATGACATGGGTGGTAAAGTAGTAGGCGGTAGCCCCGACGAAACAGTACCAACAGGTCCAAAAGGTCCAAGTAACCAATACAGCAAAGGTCAAGGCACAATCAACTCTGGTAACAAGAATGTTCCAGGTGGAAATGCTGCTAAGATTGGTAAAGCTCCTGCAGCCAAAAAAGGCGAAGAAGGCGCTATTAACAAGAAAAGTATTGAAAGTTAATCTACCGTGCGTGGTTTAATACAGGAACACTTATCATTTGACAATGCCAGAATGGAAGTTCTGGCAGAGTCTGCTACTGACGGTAAGAAAAACCTGTACATGAAAGGTATTTTCATTCAGGGCGGGGTAAAGAATGCTAACCAGCGTGTTTACCCTGTGCAAGAAATTGCCGAAGCAGTAGACAATATTAATAAACAGATTCGTGAAGGTTATAGCGTATTAGGCGAACTAGACCATCCCGATGATTTGAAAATTAACCTAGACCGTGTGTGCCATATGATCACAGAAATGTGGATGGACGGACCAAATGGTTTTGGTAAATTAAAGATACTTCCAACTCCCATGGGCCAACTTGTAACAACAATGTTAGAGTCAGGAGTGAAGCTAGGAGTGTCCAGCAGAGGTAGCGGCAACGTTAACGAAAGCTCGGGCCATGTAAGTGACTTTGATATAGTCACAGTTGACATAGTAGCACAACCCAGTGCTCCAAATGCATATCCTAAAGCCGTTTACGAAGGGCTTTTAAATATGCGCGGCGGACATAGGGTTCTCGAAATGGCAAGAGATGCCGGTGCTAATCCAAAAGTCCAAAAGTATTTGCAAGAAGAAGTAAAACGCTTCATCAAAGACTTAAAAATATAAGGGGAAATGATCCATGTTTGATGCTATCAAACCATTAGTAGACAGTGGTATCATTAACGAAGATACCAAGCAAGCCATCAGCGAAGCTTGGGAATCAAAGTTAAATGAAGCCCGCGAGCAGATCCGCGCAGAAATTCGCGAAGAATTTGCTGGCCGCTACGAACACGATAAAGGTGTAATGGTCGAAGCTCTAGACAAAATGGTCACAGAAAGTCTCCAAGCAGAAATCCGCGAATTCGCAGACGAAAAACAGCAACTTGCTGCTGATCGTGTACGCTTTAATCAGCGTATGTCAGAAAGCGCAGGCAAGTTTGATCAATTCCTAGTTACAAAACTAGCTGAAGAAATCAAAGAGCTGCGTGGTGATCGCAAAGTACAAAAAGAAAGCGTAAGCAGACTTGAGAACTTTGTTATCTCTGCACTGTCTGAAGAAATCAAGGAATTTGCAAAAGACAAACAAGAAGTAGTAGAAACTAAAGTTCGACTAGTAGCTGAAGCAAAAGGCAAACTAGAACAACTGCAACAACAATTTGTTGCCAAGAGTGCTGCTCTTGTTAAAGAGTCTGTAGCTAAAAAGCTAGAGTCTGAATTGACTCAACTAAAAGAAGACATCCAAGTTGCTCGTGAGAACAATTTTGGTCGTCGATTGTTTGAAGCCTTTGCCAGTGAATTTGCTATTACTCACTTAAATGAGAATAACGAAATTCAAAAGCTGCGCAGTGAAGTAGAAGCTCAAAAGCAAGCAGTTGCTGAAGCTCGCGCTCAAGCTGAAAACACAACAAAACTAGTTGAATCTAAAGACCGTGAGATCCGAGTTATTAAGGAAAGTCAAGAGCGTCAACAAACTCTAAACGATTTGTTGAAGCCTTTGAACAAAGACAAGCAAGCAGTAATGCGTGACTTGTTAGAAAGTGTGCAGACCGCAAAGTTGCAGGCTGCATATGAGAAGTATTTACCAGCAGTACTGAACAACGCTCCTCAGCCAAAAGCCGAAAAGCAAATGGTTGTAGAAAATCGTAAAGAAGTAACTGGTGATAAATCTGCTAAAGTCAGCGCCGAAGTCAAAGACAGCAATGTATTTGAGATTAAGCGTTTAGCAGGGCTTAATTGAAACCCTAAAAAAAGGAAAGAAAGAAAATGACACAAGCACTATTAGAAGGCCGTTGGGGCGAAACAAAAGAAGCCCTGTTAGAAGGTCTAAACGGTTCTCGTAGAACCACAATGGGTGTAATCCTTGAGAACACCCGCAAGCACTTGGCAGAAGCTGCCACAGCTGGCGCAACATCCGCAGGTAACGTAGCAACACTTAACCGTGTTATTCTACCAGTTATCCGTCGTGTTATGCCTACTGTTATTGCTAACGAAATCGTTGGTGTTCAGCCAATGACAGGACCTGTTGCACAGATCCACACACTTCGTGTTCGTTATGCAGAAACAACCGCTGTAACAGCACCAAGTCCATTCGACACAAGCACAACAGCTGGTGACGAAGCACTAAGCCCATTCAAAATTGCTACAGCTTACTCTGGTAGCCTAACAACTGGCCGCGCTGACAGCGTGAGCGCATTGGAAGGTGCTCCTGGCCGTAAGATCAATGTACAGATTTTGAAACAGGTCGTTGAAGCCAAAACACGCAAATTGTCTGCTCGTTGGACATTTGAAGCTGCTCAAGACGCACAAGCCATGCATGGTTTGGATGTTGAAGCAGAAATTATGGCTGCTCTAGCACAAGAAATCACAGTTGAAATTGACCAAGAAATTCTTGGCTCTCTACGTGGTTTGGCTGCTACTGACTTCGCTTACGATCAAGCTGCCGTTTCTGGTACAGCTACATTCGTTGGTGACGAACACGCTGCTCTTGCTGTTCTTATCAACCGTGCTGCTAACTTGATTGCTCAGCGTACACGTCGTGGCGCTGGTAACTGGGCCGTTGTTAGCCCAGCTAGCTTGACTGTTCTTCAGTCTGCTACAACCAGTGCATTTGCTCGTACCACAGAAGGTACTTTCGAAGCTCCTACAAACACCAAGTTTGTTGGTACACTAAACGGCGCAATGCGTATCTATGTTGACAGCTATGCCAGCGACACAACCGCTGTTCTAGTTGGTTACAAAGGTTCCAGCGAAGCTGATGCTGCAGCATTCTACTGCCCATACATTCCATTGATGAGCAGCGGTGTTGTTCTAGACCCAAGCACATTCGAACCAGTCGTAAGCTTTATGACCAGGTATGGCTATGTCGAGCTCACTAATACTGCATCTTCTCTTGGCAACGCCGGAGATTATGTATCAGAAATTTCTGTTGCGAACCTATCGTTCCAGTAATTGTCTGTTTTGCAGTGAAAATAAAAACCCGCTTCGGCGGGTTTTTTATTGACTTCGATTTATATTAGTATATAATGTAGAATTAACAAATATAAATACTTGTATGAACAAATATAAAAATTGGTACAACAATATAATCAAATCTGCCCAATCTCGTATTACTGAAGAATATACAGAAATACATCACATTGTACCTAAAAGTTTAGGTGGGACAAACGATGCAAGTAATCTAACTAAATTAACGGCAAGGGAACATTTTATCTGCCATTGGTTGTTAACAAAAATATATCCAGTTGGCGAAGAACATTGGAAAATGATTAATGCATTTAGAATGATGCGGGCTGAAAACCCCTGTCAACAACGATATAAAACAAAGATTACATCTAGAGTCTATGCAAACTTAAAAGATGAATATTCTAAATTACAAAGCAAAAAGATTTCTGGAGAAAATAATCCAATGTACGGTGATAAATTTTATAGAAGTGAAGTAGGAAAAGAATCTCAAAGAATGTCTGTCATTGGAGATAAAAACGGTAGCAAACAAAAACAGTCAAGAATTAAAATATCCAATAGTAAAAAAGGTAAAACCAGGAATCCATTTACCGAAGAATGGAAACAAAATTTATCTAATAACCACAAAAGTAAACAGCCGGGATTTGACGGTTCACTAAGTGAAGAAACAAAACAAAAAATGCGAGAAAAAGCTATTGGTCGCACACAGTCAGAAGAAACAAAAAAGAAAAAAGCAGACGCTATTCGTGGGTCAAAACGCCAAAAGAAACAGTGTCCCCATTGTCAACAATTGGTTGCAGTAAACGGATACGCCCGTTGGCACGGCGACAATTGCAAAAAGAAAGCATAATATGAAAATCCAAGAAATGACCATGCGTGGTCCAGATTACAATGATCTAGCTAATAAACTGGCCAATGATAACGCAGAAAAATGGCAAACAGGTAAACACATTGCTGATATAGAACAGTTTAAGGTCAAAGTAAGTGATTCGGAACAATTACCCGGCGCATTATTATATACACTATGGGATAAAGATACTGTTGTGGCGTTTGCGGCTTTGATTGGGGGCAACGAAGTCGATGGGGTATGGGTAAATCCTGACTACCGAGGACAACGAATATTTTCTAAGGTATTATGGTTTTTTAAAACTCGATTGAATAAGAGCCCACTAATTTTAGGAGATATACATTCTAAGGACATGCAAGAGGTTATCAAAGGATTGAGCAGATTTGAGAAAAAGTGGATTAATATTAGAACACAAGAAATACAACCCTTTAGTTTAGACACACTAGATAATTTTTATAGTAGTGCAAGACCCACAGCATGGCGCTTAATGTTGGAAAATGACGGGGAATTTGATTGGCCTATGTTTAGGACAGGAATGCAGTTTATGAAAGAGGATTATACGGAATTAACTAAATAAATTTATAAAAGAATTCTCAACGGGATGGGAAGAAACAAATTGGGCTCTTCGGAGCCCTTTTTGTTGGCTATACCATAAATACACTGTTCCAATGAACTCTTGTCGGAGCCAACCGCGGGCAGCCTAGAACGCTAACTTAAAGGAATAAATGAAATGGCAAAATTAAAAATACAACATACAAGAACAGGTGCAGCTGGTTATGAAGCCAGTGCAACTATTGTAACTGACAGTTATGTCAGTCCCACTACAATCAACAGCACAAACATTGGTGGTACAGGTGGTGACACTGATCAAACAGTACCTACAATTAGAATTCGTTATCTGCGTGAAACAACCAGTGCAGTTGATACTGGATATATTCGCGTACAAAAAGGTCACAAAGAATTCAGCGTAAACAACAGCAGTGATGCCAACGGATCTGTTGTAACTCTTGTAAATGCAATTAGCACTGAGCTAAGTGCAGCTAATACAGCTACAATTTTGTGCAATGTAGCTACAATCAACGGTGCAAACCTTGCTAATATTGGTGCTGGTTTCAGAACCAGTGCTTATGTTACTTGGACAGCTGCTAATGTAACAGGTCTACAGACTCCTGCAGTTGGACACCAATTGACCAATACAGGTTTAACTGGTAATGTTACAGTTACAGCAGTAAACAGCTCTACTAATGTAACAGTTAGCTGCGCAGATCAAACTGTCAGTGCTGGTCAAGCCAACATCAAAGAAGCATTTAATGTTCAGTACATCAGTAACAAGTTTGTTTGGGATTGGAATGATAACAAATATCGTTATTACTTTGGTCAACCCTACAATACCGGTACTGTACTCAGCAGCCAACCAGCTTGGCAGGGTGTAGTGTTAGTTAATGTTGACAATGCTTAATTGTTGTCAGCAGTAATAAAAATAGACCCGCAAGGGTCTATTTTTTTGGCACAAGCACTATATTTGTAATCAAATAAATACATATATTCTTTCGGATTCGGCATGCCTCAGGAAATTATTAATCTTAGTACAAACAGTTTTGTAGCATCAGGCGATACAATTAGATCAGCATTTATTAAGTGTAATAATAATTTTGCCGAAATCTACGCTGTGTTTCCCGATGATTTTGCAGGCAACACTGAATTCCAAGTTATTAATCTAAGCAACGGTATAGGCACAGTAGACGGTGACACTGTGCGTGAAGCTTTTATTAAAATCAACAATAACTTTACTATATTATGGACAGATTTTCAAAGCAATGCTGGCATTACCCTGTCAGGAAATACGCTTGCAAACGCTCAGCTAACTGTTAATGTTGGTGTAGGAGCAGATACACAGACCAGCGACACAGTATTTGATGCCTTTACCAAAGTCAATGGAAATTTTACTAATTTATATGCTATATTAGGACTGGGCACTACCAGTGAAACCAATACGGCCTATGGACAGGCCAGCACAAGAACAATTAATCTTTACTTACAAAGCACAGCAGGCAACGGCGCAATTACAGCAAATGCCAACTTAGTTGCTTCAAGCGGTCAACAGATCATTGACATCGGTGACGGACCCGACACTCAAACAGGTGACACTGTTTACAGTGCTTTTATTAAGATCAATGAAAATTTTACACAACTTTATACATTCTTTGGTAATGATGGAGTCAGTGTAAATGCCAATGTCATCCAAAGTAATGCAATTACAGCTAACGGTAATATTGTAGCAAATAATTTATTTGCTTACAATTATGTAATTACCAACGGCAATGTTGTTGCTAGTGCATTTTTATATCCAAACGGTCAACCATATGCCCCAATAAGTCAAACCGATTGGGGGAATGTAACAGGAACATTAATTCCTAATGCAAATGCTACTCACAGTTTAGGAACTAATTCAAGTGTATTTGCCAATGCTTATATTGGTAGCCAATTATTTTTAAATGGCGCTAACATTGGTTACAATGGTAACTTATTGATTAATGGTGTACCTGTTGGCGGGATCAGTAATGTTAGTTACGACAGTCAGTCTGGTAATTTAACCATTGAAAGCAGCGACGGCACAGACTATACTGTAGACATTGGTGTTGGCCGCAGTGACAGTCCTACTTTTGTTAATTTGACCACAACTGGTTACGCCAATGTAAACACACTGCAGGTTGCAGGTAATACTGTAATAGACAGTAATGCTACAATAAGATCATCTAATTTGCCTAATTCAGGTGTAACAGCAGGCAGTTATGGTAATGCCAGTGCAGTACCTGTTATAACAGTTGATGCCAAAGGCCGCATCACTGCTGCTACTACAACTAATGTAGCCGGTGTCAGTAATGTAACATATAATAATACTTCAGGCAATTTAACAGTTAGTACCAGTGCAGGCACAGACTTTACAGTTGACTTAGGCGTAGGTACAGCAGATAGCGTAAGTTTTGCAAATATTACCAGCGCAGGATTTGCTAATGTTAATTCTCTGCAAATAGCGGGCAACACAGTCATCGACAGTAATGCTGTTATTAGATCAACCAATTTACCTACCAGCGGTGTTACAGCAGGTATTTACGGAAACGCTAGTACCGTTCCTGTTATAACAGTAGATGACAAAGGTAGAATTACCAGTGCAACTACAACCAATGTTGCTGGTGTAAGTAATGTAACTTATAATTCTACTACTGGTAACTTAACTATTTCTACCAGTGCAGGCACAACTTATGAAGTTGATTTAGGAATTGGTACCAGTGATACTCCTGTATTTTCAGGAATCAGTGTGTCAGGTAATGCCACAGTTAATGCGCTTACAGTAAACGGAGCAGTTACAGTTGGCGGTAATATTACACCCAGTGCTAATGCTGTTTATAATTTAGGTTCAACAGCAAGTAGATTCAAAGACTTGTTCTTAAGTGGTAACAGTATCTATTTGGATACCAGTACAATTACCAGCAATGCCACAGCAGTTGTTATTACCAATGCACAAGGCGGCCAGTTTGTCATCGACGGTACTAGTGTTGGTACTCCTAGTCAAATTAGTAATGGCACTAGCAATGTCAAAGTCTATGCCAACGCTAATGTCGCTATAAGTGTAGCAGGAACCAGTAATGTAGCTGAATTTGGTTCCACAGGCGTAACTGTTTTAGGAACAGCATCACTGTCTGGGAATGTTTCTGCCCCTTATTTTATTGGTAATATAATTGGTAATATCACAGGGAATATTACAGCACCTGGTGCCAATACACAAGTTCTATTCAATGATAACAATTTAATATCTGGTAACAGTAATTTAACATTTGATAAACAAACCAGTAACTTAACAGTCGCAGGTAATATTGTAACTGGTACATTAAATGCAGCAATTATTGGCAATGCCAGTGCAGCGATAACGGGCGCAACTGGTATATTTACAACCAGTACAACTACTGGTGCCATTAATACTGGAACACTAAACGCTAACAACACAGCTACAGTAGCAAATTTAACTGTTAATGCCACAGTAACAGCTGCAACAGTCAATGCTGCTGTAATTGGTAACGCAGGAGCTGCCTTTACAGGTGCAAGTATAAGTGCTGCAACCATTGGTAATGCTAGTGCAGTACATACAGGTTCTACCTTTACTGGCACAGGTCAGGCTACATTTAATTCATTGGTTACTGGCACTATCAATGCTAACGGAACTGCAACAGTAAATGCTTTAACCAGTAATGGCGCCGTTTCAGGAACAACTGGTACATTTACAACCAGCACAACCACTGGCAGTTTACAATCAGGCGCAGTTGATTCCAATGCCAATATCACTGCATCTGGTTTAACTATTAACAACAGTGCTACAGTTGGTACTACCTTGTCTGTAGCAGGCGCTTCAATCTTTACAAACACAACAGATTCATCAGGTACTACAACAGGTGCGTTAGTAGTATCCGGTGGGGTTGGTATAGCTAAGAATCTTAATGTAGGTGGAGAATTTGTAGTTTCAGGAAATACTACATTAGCAAACTTAACAGTAACTGGCAATACCACAATTTATGGTGCTAATAATCTTGCTGTATCAGATAATTTAATTGAACTACATACCAACGCCAATTTAACCACACCAACCAGTGATGACGGCCGTGATATTGGTATTAGAATTCATTACTGGAAAACTTCAGCTAACAATGCGGCACTGATTTGGTCAAATGATGAACAGAATTTAGAATGGTATGGCGCCGGGGCAGGTGATGATCCCAATGTTATCAGTCATAGTACTGCTGTTTATGGAAATATTAAAACTGGTAATTTGTATCTTGTTGGACTGCAACCTGCAGGCGGTGTAGGTGGTGACGGAACTCGTAGTACCAGCGTTTCAACCGGAGCACTAATTTTAGGCAGCAACAGTGGTGCAGGTATTGGCGGTAATATCTATGTAGGTGGTAATGTAGTTGCAGGTAATGTCACAGCACTAACAGATATTACAAGCACTACTGCTTCTTTTGCTACAAGAATGACTACCAGCAATGTAGTAACTGGTGTATTAAATGCCAACAGTACTGTAACTGCAGCAACTCTAACAGTCAACGGAACAACAACCACAGATACACTGACTGCAAACAATGCTACAATTGGAGTTAAATTAACGGCAGCTAACCTTGCTACTGGCGCTATTAACGCCAATGGCACAGTCACAGTAGCCAGTTTAATTAGCAATGCAGCCATTACTGGCGCAGACATTACAGGCACTACTGGAACATTTACAACCAAAGTCACTACCAGCAATCTTGCAACTGGTGCTATTAATGCAAATGGAGCCGCGACAGTCAGCAGCTTGACCAGCAACGGTGCTATTATTGGCACTACTGGAACATTTACAACAACAGCTATTGCTAGTTCGTTGGCTGTAGGTACTATCAACGCTAACAGTACTGTTACTGTGGCTAGTTTAGCATCTAATACCACAGTATCGGGCGCTACATTCACAGGTACTGATGCAACATTTACCAACAGTTTAACAACTACTACTTTAAAGTCTGCAACACTTAATACCAATGGCACAGCCACTGTGAATGCTTTAACCAGTAATGGTGCTGTTACCGGTACGGTATTCACAGGAACAGATGCTACATTTACTACTAAGGTAACAACCAGCAACTTAGCGACTGGTGCTATCAATGCAAATGGAGCAGTTACTGTCGCAAGTATTACATCCAACGGTTCGGTATCGGGAACTGTTTTCACAGGCACAGACGCTACTTTTACAACCAAAGTAACTACTAGCAATTTAGCTACTGGCGCAATCAATGCCAATGGAACTGCTACAGTCAATGCCTTAACCAGTAACGGTGCTGTTACAGGTACAACTGGTACCTTTACTACCAGCACAACAACCTCCGCACTTAATACCGGCACACTAAATGCCAATGGAACTGCTACTGTCAATGCTTTAACCAGTAACGGTACTGTAACAGGTACAACTGGTACATTTACTACCAGTACTACAACAAGTGCGCTGAATACAGGCACATTAAATGCCAATAGCACTGTAACTGTAGCCAGTTTAACTAGCAATACAACAATTACAGCTACTGGTAATATTACAAGTGGCAATTTAAGTACAGCAGGTTTGATAAGTGCTACTGGTAATGTCAGTGGCGGAAATTTAATTAGTAACGGTGCCGTTACCGCAACAGGTAATATAACTGGTGGCAATATTTCTACTACTGGCTCAGGTGGCAATATTACTGGCGCCAATATTATTTCAGCAACAACATTTACAGCTACTGGCAATATCACTGGCGGTAATATAATCAGTAATGCTGCAATAAGCGGCACAGTGTTTACAGGTACAGATGCTACATTCACTACCAAAGTAACTGCAGCCAATTTGGCCACTGGCGCAATAAACGCCAATGCAAACATTACAGCAGCCGGTCTGTCTGTAAATGCCAATGCTACCATCAGCGGTAATATAACAGCAAGTAACTATATAATTTCTGGTACTGGAATCTTTTATACCAACGGTACTGCATTTTTACCTAGCGGAATTGTAACCAGTGTAACAGGTACTGCAAATCAAATTACAGCAAGTCCAACAACAGGTAATGTTGTATTAAGTTTGCCCACTACAGTAGCTATTCAGACATTGAATGCTGCAACAATTGGTAATGCTGGTGCTGTTATCACCGGTGACACAGGAACATTTACCACAAAAGTTACAACCAGTAATTTAGCAACAGGCGCAATTAACAGCAATGGCACAGTAACTGTCAATACACTTACCAGCAACGGTGCGGTCACAGGCACTGAAGCAACATTTACTACAAAAGTAACTACCAGTAACTTAGCTACAGGCGCAATTAATGCCAACGGCGCAGTAACTATACAAAGTTTATCAGTAAATGCTTCAGCAACAGTCAGCGGAGGAATTCAAAATACTCCAATTGGTAATGCAACACCCAGTACCGGTGCATTTACTACAGTTAACGCTGCTATAATTGGTAATACTGGCGCAGCAGTAATTGGTGATACTGGTGTATTTGATACCAAAGTAACAACTGGTAATTTAGCAACTGGTGCCATTAATGCCAATGGAACTGCCACAGTTAATGCCTTAACCAGTAACGGTGCTGTAATAGGTACCACTGGTACATTCACAACCAGTACAACCACTTCAGCACTTAACACAGGTACTATTAATGCCAATGGCACAGCCACTGTAAATGCACTGGTATCCAATGGTACTGTAAGTGGCACAACAGGAACATTCACAAACAGTGTAATTACAGGTTCTATAAATTCTGGTGCAATTAATTCAAATGCCAATGTCACTGCCGGCGGTATAACAGTTAATAATTCAGTTACAATTGGTACAACATTAAGTGTTGATGGTGCAACAACAATTACAAATACAACAGAGTCATCGGGTATCGGGTCTGGTGCAGTAGTTGTTTCTGGTGGTGTCGGCATAGCTAAAAACTTAAATGTTGGTGGAACACTTAATGTAACTGGTAATGCTACTATTGGCAATTTGACTGTAACTGGTAATACTACAATATACGGCGCCAACAACCTTGCGATATCAGATAACCTAATTGAATTACATACTAATGCCAATTTAACTACACCAACCAGTGATGATGGTCGTGATATTGGTATTAGATTTCATTACTGGAAAACTTCAGCCAATAATGCAGCTTTAATATGGAGCAACGACGAACAAAACTTAGAGTGGTACGGCGCTGGCGCTGGTGACGACCCCAATGTCATTAGTCATAGTACCGCTGTCTATGGAAATATCAAAACAGGTAATTTACAACTGTTAGGTGATCAGCCAGCGGGTGGTACAGGTGGTGATGGTACTCGCAGTACTAGTATTTCAACTGGTGCTTTAATTTTAGGCAGTAATAGTGGCGCCGGAATTGGCGGAAATATCTATGTAGGTGGTAATGTAGTTGCAGGTAACGCTACTATAACTACAGCAGTAACAGCAGTATCAGGCATATTTGCTACTAAAGTTACCACAAGCAATTTAGCAACAGGCGCAATTAACGCCAACGGTACTATTACAGTTGCAGCAGTTACATCCAATGGTGCAGTGAGTGGCACAACATTTACCGGTACAGATGCTACTTTTACCACCAAAGTAACTACTGCCAACTTGGCAACAGGTGCTATTAATGCCAACAGCACAGCCACTGTAAATGCATTGACCAGTAATGGTGCAGTATCCGGCACGACTTTTACAGGAACTGGTACAGGTACATTTAATTCTTTAGTAACTGGTACAATTAATGCTAATGGCACAGCCACAGTAAATGCATTGACCAGTAATGGTGCAGTATCTGGAACTACTGGAACATTTACTACTAGCACAACTACATCAGCATTGAACACAGGTACACTAAATGCTAATAGTACAGCAACTGTTAACGCTTTAGCCTCAAACGGTGCTGTAAGCGGTACTACAGGAACATTTACTACTAGTGTAACTACAGGTAGTATTGCTAGTGGAGCCATTAATTCCAATGCAGCCATTACTGCCGGCAGTCTAGCAGTTAACAACGCAGCTACAGTTGGCACAACACTGACAGTAACTGGAAATATTTTAACCACTGGTGGCAATGTCTACAGTAACAATAGAATTGGATTTACTTACAGTGCTAACACAACCAGTGCAGCATATCAAATCTATAACAGTGCAACCAATAGTATAGATACAGTGTTTGGATAATTATGGCAACAATAGCAACACGATTAACCAATACTGGAAATTTATTGGTCAACGGTACCATAGATGAAGTAACTTATAACGGCAATACCAGTTTTGCTAGCAGCACCATAGCAAATACTGTTTATGCTACAGGCGAATTTGACGAAGTGACTATAACCGGCAGCAGTGTGGCCCGTAGAATAGCTGCCAATGGCGCAGTTCAATTAAGCGGTATCTTTGACGAATTAACCGGAGCTCCAGTGATCGACGGTAATTTGAAGTTTTGGATAGATGCTGCGCAGTCTAATAGCTATTCAGGCTCCGGTGCAACTTGGTCGGATATCAGCACCAGTCAAAGCAATGTTACACTGTACAATAGCCCTACTTACAGCAGTGCAGTTACTGGGGGTAATATCAAATTTGTTCCAGGCAGTACACAGTACGGAGACACTGCTACAAATTTGGGCAATATGCCAAAATGGACCGCAGAAGCATGGGTAAAAGTCAATGCCAGTTTAACTGGGCAAGTAACCAGTGTAGTAACTAATCAATATAATTTAAGCAATGCCTTAAATTACAGTATTGGAACAAATAAAAGTCCAACGGACTACAATTTATGTATAGGGTTCTTTGATGGGGCATGGCATAACACTGCTGGCTTTGTGCCCACATTAGATACTTGGTATCAAGTTGTTGGCACTTATAATGGCAGTAGTTTAGTGCAGTATGTAAATGGCACAGCCAATGGCAGTGCTGTAAGCTACACAGGCACAGCCAGTTCTGGTGGTGTTACAAGAATAGCTCGTCGGTGGGACGATACCACTGCTTCAACTAACTTATTTCCTGGAGATATTGCTGTAGTTAGGATTTATAACAGAGCACTAACTGCGGACGAGGTCAATCAAAATTTCAATGCCCAAAGGCGTAGATTCAATATTTAAAATCCCATAAATACACTACTATGGCAAAATTATTAAGCGGCACAAGAATCTATGGTAATGCAACAGTAGACACTAATCTGATTGTCAGCGGTACAACTACCAGCACCAGTACAACTACAGGTGCGTTAACGGTAGCAGGTGGTGCAGGCATTGCCGGCAACTTGTATGTTACTAATCTCTTTGCTAATACCAGTACTTTTACCGCTAATATTACCAGTAATAATCTTGTAGTTGGAACAATTAATGCCAATGGCACAGCTACAGTCAATGCATTAGTAAGTAATGGCGCTGTTTTAGGTACAACTGGTACATTTACAACCAGTACAACCACTTCAGCTTTAAACACTGGTACTATAAATGCCAACGGAACAGCTACAGTAAATGCATTAACCAGTAATGGAGCAGTTTCAGGAACAACTGGTACATTTACAACTAGCACAACCACTTCAGCTTTAAACACTGGTACTATAAATGCTAACGGAACAGCTACCGTCAATTCACTTGCATCAAACGGTGCTGTATCAGGAACAACTGGTACATTTACTACCAGTACAACAACTGCTGCGTTAAACACTGGTACTTTAAATGCCAACAATACTGCTACTGTTGCTAGTTTAATATCAAACACTACAGTCACAGCAGCTACAGTAAATGCTGCTACAATCGGTAACACAGGAGCTGCGTTAGTTGGTGCTAGTGTTTTCGCTGCTACTATTGGAAATAGTGGTGCGGCTATCACTGGTGACACAGGAACATTTACAACCAAAGTTACTACCGCCAACTTAGCAACAGGTGCAATCAACGCCAACGGTACTGCTACTGTTAACGCATTGACATCAAATGGCTCAGTATCAGGTACGACTTTTACGGGTACAGATGCTGCCTTTACAACTAAGGTAACAACAAGTAATTTGGCCACTGGGCCAATTAACGCTAACGGCACAGTAACTGTTAATGCGTTAACTAGCAACGGTGCAGTAAGTGGCACTGTTTTCACAGGCACAGATGCTGCCTTTACCACTAAAGTAACAACCAGTAACTTAGCAACAGGTGCAATCAACGCCAATGGAACCGCTACAGTAAGTGCGCTAATCAGCAATGGTGCAGTTTCAGGTACGACTTTTACGGGCACAGATGCTACTTTCACAACCAAAGTAACTACCAGCAATTTAGCCACTGGCGCAATCAACGCAAATGGCGTAGCCACAGTTAGTAGTCTTGCCAGTAACGGTACAGTGACAGGCACCACCGGTACATTTACCACCAGCTTAGTTACTGCGGCAGTCAATACTGGGACATTAAATGCCAACAGCACAGCCACAGTAAATGCTTTGACCAGTAATGGTGCTGTCGCGGGCACAACATTTACAGGTACTGACGCTACTTTCACAACTAAAGTAACTACCAGTAATTTGGCTACAGGAGCCATTAACGCTAACGGAACTGCTACAGTTGCAGCAGTTACATCCAATGGTGCAGTGTCAGGAACTGTATTCACAGGTACAGATGCTACTTTTACAACCAAAGTAACTACCAGTAACTTAGCAACTGGAGCAATCAATGCCAATGGAACTGCAACTGTTAACGCACTTGCATCAAATGGCGCTGTTACTGGCACCACCGGTGTATTCACTACAAGTACAACCACTAGCGCTCTTAACACAGGTACATTGAATGCCAATAGCACAGCCACTGTTAATGCGTTGACATCGAACGGCACAGTTACAGGAACAACAGGTACATTTTCAACCAGTGTTGTTACTGCTGCTGTTAATGCTGGAACACTTAACAGCAATGCCAACGCCACTGTAGCAGCACTTACAGTCAATGCCAATGCTACCATTGGTGGCAATGTAACTATTGGCAATCTTACTGTTGCAACTAGCATTACAACTAATTCTTTAAACACTGGCACACTTAATGCCAGCGGAACAGCTACGGTAAATGCTTTAACTAGTAACGGTGCAGTAAGTGGTACTACTGGTACTTTTGGTTCGGGAATTGTAACTTCAACACTAGATGCTAACGGAACTGCCACCGTTAATGCCTTAACCAGTAATGGTGCTGTCTCAGGCACTACTGGTACATTTACAACCAGTACAACTACTTCTGCTTTGGCTACAGGAACACTTAATGCCAATGGCACAGCTACAGTCAATGCCTTAACCAGCAATGGTGCAGTGTCAGGCACAACAGGAACATTTACAACTAGTACAACTACTTCAGCATTGAATACTGGTTCGCTTAACGCTAATGGCACAGCCACAGTAAATGCATTAACCAGTAACGGTGCTGTCACAGGTACAACTGGTACATTTACAACCAGTACAACAACAACTACGTTGAATACTGGTTCTTTAAATGCCAACGGAACTGCCACTGTTAATAGTTTAACTGCGAATGGTACAATAACTGCAGCCACAGTAAATGCTGCGACAATTGGCAATGCTGGTGTTGCAATTTTGGCTGCAACTGTTAGTGCAGCAACAATTGGTAATACTGGAGCTGCTGTCGCAGGTGCTACAGGCACATTTACAACCGGTGTGACCACTGGCAGTATTGCCAGCGGAGCAGTTGATTCAAATGCCAATATCACAGCCAGTGGAATTACAGTTAATAACAGTGCAACTATTGGCACAACATTGGGTGTTGCTGGAATCACTAGCATCACTAACACAACTGATTCTTCAGGCACAGGCTCAGGCGCTGTGGTTGTTTCGGGTGGTGTAGGCATTGCTAAAAACTTAAATGTGGGCGGTACACTAAATGTAACAGGCAATACAACTCTTGGCAACTTAACAGTTACAGGCAATACCACCATTTATGGCGCAAACAATTTAAGTGTTTTGGATAATTTAATTGAGCTGCATACCAATGCTAACTTAACATTACCAACCAGCGACGACGGTAGAGATATTGGTCTAAGAATACATTACTGGAAAACTTCAGCCAATAATGCAGCTTTAATATGGAGCAATGACGAGCAAAATTTAGAGTGGTATGGTGCAGGAGCAGGCGACGACCCCAATGTCATTAGCCACAGTACCGCAGTTTATGGAAATATCAAAACTGGTAATTTGCAACTGCTAGGAGACCAACCAGCTGGTGGTACAGGCGGAGATGGAACACGCAGCACCAGTGTAAATACAGGTGCGCTGATCCTGGGCAGTAATAGTGGCGCTGGCATAGGCGGTAACATTTATGTTGGTGGGAATGTGGTAGCAGGAAATGCCACAATTACAACAGCAGTAAGTGCGGCAACTGCAAGATTTACAACCAGTACAACTACTTCTGCACTGAACACAGGCACGCTAAATGCTAATGGAACTGCAACAGTAAATGCTTTAACCAGCAATGGCGCAGTAACAGGTACAACCGGTGTATTTACAACCAGTACAACAACTTCAGCTCTTAATACGGGTACACTGAATGCCAATAGTACTGCTACAGTTAACTCTTTGGTGTCAAATGGGGCAGTAACGGGTACAACCGGCACATTTACCACAAGTACCACAACTTCAGCATTGAATACCGGCACACTAAATGCCAACGGAACTGCAACAGTAAATGCTCTAACCAGTAATGGTGCGGTAACAGGTACAACAGGAACTTTTACAACCAGTGCAACTACTTCAGCGTTAAATACTGGAACTCTAAACGCCAATAGCACTGCTACTGTAAATTCTTTAGTTTCGAACAGTAGTGTGACAGGCACAACAGGTACATTTACAACCAGTACCACAACCACTGCACTGAACACTGGCACATTAAATGCCAATGGAACAGCAACAGTTAATGCGTTGACTTCAAACGGTGCTGTATTAGGTACAACAGGCACTTTTGGCTCAGGCGTAGTTACTACAACACTAAATGCAAATGCTAATATTACTGTAGTAAATTTAACAGTCAATACTAACGCAACAATCAGTAGTAATATTGTAGCCAGTAATTATGTAATTTCGGGTACTGGTATATTCTACAGTAACGGCACAGCATTTAGTTCTAGTGGAACAGCATTTAATACCTATACAGCCAATACTGCACCTCCTACTTCGGGTAATGTGTCGGGCGATCAATGGTACAATACATCTACGGACATATTATATGAATATCAATATGATGGTTCAAGATATTATTGGATCGATATTTCTAGTCCAACCTTAGGTAATACAAGTGCAAATACTGTGCTTGGTATTGCCGCAGGCGGTACAGGTGCAAATACGGCTGCTGATGCAAGAACTAATCTCGGTTTAATCATTGGTACTGATGTGCAAGCATACGATGCCGACACAGCTAAGACTGATGTAGTTCAAACATTTTCTGCTGCTCAGACATTTACTGCTGGCAACTTAAAGATTGCTGGTTCTACTAGTGGTACAGCTTCGTTAAATGCACCTGCGGCTGCAGGAACAAATACTTATACTTTACCGCCTGACTCTGCTACTTTAGGCTATCGCAATGTGCCACCCGTTGGAACTAAAACTGGTTCTTATACACTTGCCACCGGTGATGTAGGTAAATACGTTCAAGTTGGATCTGGTGGATCAATTACCATCCCTGATGCAACGTTTGCCGAAGGTGACGCAATTTCTATCTTCAACAACACAGCTAACAATATCACAATAACTTGCTCAATCACTACAGCTTATATTTCGGGCACCGATACTGACAAAGCAACAATGACACTGGCCACTCGAGGCATTGCAACAGTATTTTTTATAAGCAGCACAGTCTGTGTTGTTTCAGGGAGTGTGAGCTAACATGACCGGCATGACTTTGATGGTCATGGGTGGGCCGTTTGGCCCGTCTGGTATTACTGTCGACTACCTTGTGGTAGCTGGCGGTGCTGGTGGTGGTAATGCTCAGACCGGAGGCGGTGGGGGCGCTGGAGCTTACAGAAATGCCTCATCTCAATTTCTAAACCCCGGAACTTACAC